TTTCAATACCTATTGAAGCGTCAATTATAACGATCTGTGGTAGCCCTTCACCTGCCAGGAACTCATTAACCAGTGGAAGGCTGACATTAATCTTTGCAGTATTTCTGCCAACTGCCCAACCAGTAACGTAGTCTTTCACTTCATCGGCTTTACGGAAGTTGTTAAAGGTTGACCTTCTCATAAGCATCTTGTCAATCTTATGTCCGTTTGCTTCAGCAAGTTCCATTATTGCCATTATGTCTGATATAGGCTTGGCGGTTGACCCACCTGCTGACCATATTGCACCTGTTGTTCCGATTTTATTAGCTGAAGGCATACCAAAATCTATTGCTTCTTCAGTAACAATACCATCGGGATTGTTTGTAGTGCTCAGGGTAATCTCACCGGTTGAAATGGCTTCAAGTGCAAATATGTCAAGCCTTTTATGAGGTGCTTCGGCTGCCAGTTTAACGTCATCAAATATAAGCTTCATTATTGCCTGAGCGTCACCGTTAATGCCGGCTGACATAGCAATATAATCCTGAAGCTCTTTTTCTCCCATTCTGAACTTTTCACGTAGAGAAGGTATTTCACCTGTCAGCTTCTTAACGTGCCTGCGTGTCCTGAGCGGAGCTTCAGAATCATATGCAACAACTGAAGCGGCTGCACCTATTCCAGCTTCACCGATCAAGGTTTCATAAGTTATACTTGTAACCGGCTTCCATGCAAAGAAGTTCGGCCATATAATAGGACGATACCTGTCTTTTGTACGGTCAATAAGATACTGAAGCTTTGCATTAGTACCTATCTCTTTAAGCAAACTCTGTCTTTCCATCTTCTTTTATTCTTTTATCTCATTAAACATTAATCCACTATGCAAAGCGAACCCTTGAGGTAAGGGCTGTTTTAATTGCATCTGTCACTCCATAAGGCAGGTTGCCTTCCAGTACCGTACCACGTACAACAATTGAAATAGCTGTGTTAGCAGCTACTTTGAAACCGTTTTTCAGAATGCCGCTAGCCGTATATTTATAAGCTCCGGCTGAAGCACCTGTTGCTCCGGACTCATAAAGAACATCACCTTCAGTAAGTGTCTCCCCCAGGGTTGTTCCCACTGTCAGCACGTCATAATTGTCATTAGAGTCGTCAATCTCAGTAATGGCGTAAGCTGTGCCACCAACTGTATGACTTATATAATCACCTACCTTAAAAGCATGGCCTTTAGGTACTTGATATTCAACGTCGGTATTTCCTGCACCGGCGTATAGTTTTGCGGTCTTAACCACTTTTGCTACCCTTGTTGAAGGGTTGAAATAAACAAAAGCTCCGGCCTCTATATAACCGCCTGAAGGGAGTTCTGAACTTGTTATAACAGCACCACCTGCAACGTCTTCAAGTACTTTCTGAAAAACGTTGATACTATCGACTCCCTCACTTCTTGAAATCTGTAATCCCATTTATCAATCTTTTTTTCGGGGTTAATAACTAAATTTTCTCAACTGGAACAGACTGTTCTTCAGATAAGGTCTCAGCAAATGAGTCTATTTCTTTATCTGTAACTGTTCCTGGACTTGACTTCAGAACTCCACCGTTTTCAAGTTTTTCGTCTATAATTGACTGTTGAATAGTATTGTACTCTTCAGTTAATTGTTCGACGACTCCTTCAATATCTTCAGCCTTTTCCACGTTTACACGATCAACCCATGACTCAGGAAGCTTAGCTTTTTTAATAGCTTCAGTTGCTAAAGTCTTTAAAGAGCTTACTCTTGTTCCGTCCTGCAATTGCGTTACTGTATTAGTAAGCTTCTCAACCGTTTCGGTAAGCTCTTTAATCCTTTTTTGCTCTTCAGTCATGTTCTCATCTTCTTTGTTCTCCGGTGGTTTTGGCCGTGGATGTTTTTCTTCGTAAGTCTTAATAGCTTGAGTGACCCTGCGATCAGTTTCACTTTGGATGTGACGGTTGAAGTCATCTTCATAACCGTTCTCTTTGAGAAATTCAGCGAGGCTCTTTTTCTGTGACTCTTTAAATGCTTTCACGGCTGCCTCAATTTCGCTTTCATTCTCAACTGTAATTTTTGAAACTAAGTCCTCTGACAGCCCTTGCTTCTTAAGTTCTGCTTTAATGAGTTCTTCCATTTTTGTCTTTTTATATTATTGTTATTAGTGTACGGCTGGAAAAGATGAACTGTACTGTAAAGCGTTTGTAAGTGCTTTTATAAGTCCTTACTATCTCCCCGGACAATGTTTTTAAATCCCAGTCATTATAGTTTGCGTCTTTAGGGAAATGTATCTCGATTATTTTCTGATCTTTTTTCACAGCCGTTTTAAGGCTTTCTGAGCCTTCGATCATGCCTGAAAGGTTAATACCTTCCGGTGCACGTTCTGTTTTGTCTGACTTAGCCTGAATATCCTTCACGCTTTCGTCAGCATATTCTGTTTTCTTTTCGTTTACTTTTGGCTCAGCCTTATCTTTTGTTGACATTTTAATTCACTTAAAAAAAGAGTGCCACTCCGTTATGGAATGGCACTCATGTTGCTCATACTGTTAATTCCTAATCCTTAAAACAAAAACTATGAAAAAAATACAAAACCTAACCCGTCATCTTTATTCGTTCATTTTTTATTTCGTTTACCGTTTTGCATCGGGGACACTTTATTTCAATATTCATAAGGTTGTACTGTTTGGCTTTGAAAAGAAGCTTGCCGCATTTTTTACACCTTATTTCGCTCATGCCCGATTGCATTGTACATTATACTTTCACGTGCTAAAATATATCCGACCAAATCATTTATCAACAAAAAAGGCCCGGAGTTATTTACCATAAGAGCATAGTTGTTTACAATGCATAAAAACATAAATTATTCTTTTTCGTATATATATTTCCCTTTTTGTCCGGCAAAAGGCTTGTTATGCAATATCTTACCTGTAAGTATGTCTTTTGGAATACCATCAGGAAAAGCTTTGCATGTGCCGTCACGGTTGTTATGCTTGCAGTCGTTACATTGCGGAAACACTAAATGGTTTGAGTCCTGATCTATTAAACGTTCTTTGAACCTCTCCTTACTTGTCTTTGATGCCATGATTATAGTTCCTTTAGTTTTACAGTTATTTTTTTTATCCCGGATTCCACTTTTTCGTCAATGTCTTTTATGATAAATGAGCTACCACAATTTAATAATATTTCATCTTCGCTGCTAATCTGTGACAGGTTACGTATTGGAACGCCGTTTTCAGTATCTATTTCAAACACGACTCTTAATTTCCGTGCACCTGTTGACCTGTCCCAGTCTGCAAACCCTTTAGCTATTCCCTCTCTGGTTGTGGTTGACATAAATCCGGGATCAGTTATAATATTACCCTTTTTCAAATTTGGTAGTAATGCTTTAGCTCCCTTACTTGTTTCATCGAACCATGTCATACCTCTATATACTGTCCCTTTGTACCTGGGAGCGTCTTTATACATTAGCTTTATATTATCAACATGCTTTTTTACCTGTTGAATACGTACTTCTGACCTTCCTACTGTCCAGTTAGGTATTCTAAGTAAGTCGTTAATATCACTATAATGACTTCCGGTGTAACGACTCACACTATCTAAAACAGCTTGAGGGGCTTTATCATAAGACCAGTCATATACAGCGTCGTTCGCTGTTTCATAGTCATCATAAATGTCGTAATCAGGCTTTAATACCTTTGGCTTTGCTGCTTTAGGTAGTTTAAGGTTTACAAGCGTAGGCTCTACGCCTTCTGCCATGCCGGTAAGTGAAGCATTAAACGTGCCTTCGGCCTGAGTAAAGTAATGGCTTTTCGGACTCTTTGCCACTACGTTTGCTAGATAGGTTAAAGCTCTCTTTGGAGCTCCCATGCGATAATATTTAATTGGAGCCGGTTTACCGTCCAACATTTCGATAAACTTTTCCTTTGGCAAAAGGTCTGCGGTAGAGTAGCAGAAACAGTTAGGATGCCAGCCGGAAAACTGAAAACCTTTAGGGTATTTACCTTGCATTTCGTCACATATATCTATCTGAGAGTGTGCTGCAGACAGATGAACGGTTATGCCGGTGACAAAGGGTAGCTGCTTACGCCTTGCTGCATCACTCAGCCTGTATGCCATGTTTGTTTCAGTACGTGTTAATCGTAAGGCGTTCTTATATGAAGAGCGATAGACGCCCTTTACCGGCCTGTATGCCTTCGCTGGTTTACTTAATACAAGGTTACCGTTCTTATCTCTTACCCGCCTGAAAACTTTATCGGGTTCTTTTAAAAGCCCTCTCACGTCCTTTGTTATCGTTTGAGCACTTTTACCGGTGGCTATCCCGTGACCTACGTATGTTTCAAGCTCATCTTTTATGCCGGCTGTACTTCTCCATATACGGTCACTTATTGTAAAGGCGTTCTCTGTGCGGTTAATAAAGGCGTCAAGTGCCGTTGAATTGATCTGAAAAAAGGTCTGCTTAATACCTTCTGTCATCCCGATATTTGCAAGGTACTGATTAGCAAGGTAGTCGTTTTTCCTGTTTGATAATGCCCAGGCCTTAGTCATCTGTGACGTAGTTAAAAGGCTCAGGTCCGAGTTCATTTCTCCTATTATCCTGTTTATCTTGTTCTTTAAAGGTTTGTAATTCTGTATTGAGAAAGAGTCGCCAGCTACAAGTGACCACTTCTGTATTTCCTTGGCAAGCTCTATACTTACCTGATGAATTATTTTTGTGACCTGCTTATCCCCAAAAGCAATATTTTGTAAATGTAGCTTTTCAAAATCCTTTGAAAAATCCATTATCCAACCTATTTACCCTCTTCAACCTGTTTAATCATTGAAATAGGATTAACGCCCCACTCTCCATTTATGCATGGTGTATAAGGTGACGCTTCCCGTATCAACCGTGCCTTAATATTTGTTTCTTTTATGTTTTTAGTTATTACATTCATATACTTCATTTTTACATCATAATCCTTGGAATTCAGGCTTATGAAATAAGCGTCAACTATCTCGTAGGACAATAGCTTATGCGGTATTAAAGACTCAAACTGAGCAAAGTCGTTATTATGCCGCCATGTCTTTTGAGTTAACATATAAGCACTAAGCCTATCATCTTTTATTAGATAATCTAATAGCTGACTTAGAGTTTCTTTTGAACCTCTCCTTTTTTTCTTTTTTATGTTTTTATCGCACATTTTGAGATTACTGGATTAGTTAATATTAAGGAATAAAGGTCTCATTAGGGTTTTCACTTTCCCTGTTAAGCTCTTCCATTTCACCTTCAGTATTTTGTACTAAAGGGTTATGCTGAAGAGCTGTTTTTGTTGACATAATTTTTTCACCACCGGTGGCTATGTTCAGCATTTCTATTGTTTCCCGTACTGCTTCCGGAAGGGCGTCCTGGAACTGTATTTCAATGTCAAGCCCGTTAAGCTGCCTGGCACTCTTAACATCAGCCACTTTTGAAACCATTTCTTTAAGCAGGTTTATTCTCCGGGCAAGCCCCTCACCGAAAATTTCCTGCTTGTTTAGACTCTTTAAGGCTGCATCTAAGAACATGAAACGCATAGCAATACCTGACATATTGCCTATGTCTTTAAGGTTGTTAAATGAAATGTCAGGCGTTGATGTTTGCGAATATATAAGGTCTTTAAGTATTTCGTATTCCAGCTTAATAGCTTCCGGGGCGTGATCCCAGGTTAAATAACTGAGATCTCCATACTCTATGCGACCTTCAACATTCTGGCCTTCCAACTGAAACATTTTACCTTGAATCTCTTTCCCCGGAGGATTAGATATTTTACCTTTCACCTTAACTGACGGACTGCCAAAATAGTCGTTAGTATCAGCGTTTTTGCTTATCATATCTTCAAGCCTGTCGATAAGGGTTTGCACGTCCGTCCATTCAGCGGCGTCTTGAGAATAATAGATAACAGGAATTTTACCGACAAGGTTTTGATCTATTGTGAACTGCCAGTCGTCAAGCTTAATAGCTTTGATTATCGTTTTGGCTGTATAGATATCAATAGCTTCGTTCTCTTTTCCTTCGTCGTCCAGTACCTTGTATTTTCTGGCAAATACGTCAAAGTCGCCGTATTTGTCGAAATGAGGTACTAATATGTCCCCATTTTCTCTACTTAAAAGCATTACTTTTATTTTATTCCCTTCTTCCGGAGTCTTAACAACATAGAACAATTCTGCCACATGCGTTTCTATAAATAAACGCCTTGCTAATTGCCTATCATGGTAATTTAATTTGGCAGACCGCCAAATATCTTGAATAATTTTTAACCCGGCAAGCTCTTCATCAAAAGTTTCTGACCGTTTG